GTGGACGAGCTTGAAAGCCACAGAAATGCGGCCGTCGGCACCAGTCACGGTCGAGGGGTAGTAATACTCGTAGTCGAGCCAACGCCCGTCTCCGTTACCAGCCTTGCGGCTGGACAGAGAGAAGCGCGGCCGATGAGAGATCGCTGTCCCCACGGCTTCGTTCCGCCAGATGGCGGGTTGACGATCACCACTTGCCGGTTGAATGGCAGTGTAGGTGACTGACGTGGTGCCGTCTGCTTTCGTGACGGTCAGGTTCGTTTGTTGAGCCAAGCTCACACTCCTAAATAACTCCCGAAGGAGAATTGTAGATCACCAGGGGGCTTTCCCCCGTCGGACCTGTTGTAGCAACAACGAAGCGGCGGTTGCCGCCCTCGTTACGGACAGAGGTTTTAACCTCCGAAGTCTGAGAGTCGGCCCTGGAAAGGAGCCGGTTATTCTCGTGACACCCACTTGCTCCGACCACCATCTCTCACGAGATGGATGTTGGAAGTAAAAGTGGAACTGGCGACTGATGTTATAGTTAACCCTGACCGGGTTAACCAGCGTAACCCCCGTGAAGGGGTAGAATGACTCCAGATAGTCACTCAAGTTCGCTACCCAATCAACTAAAAAGCTGTATGGGATAACTTCGTTTACAGTCGTTAATGGGTTTACAAGGCCCATTTGGTCAGCGAGAAGCAGATTAGGATCGGAGACCTTTATCTCTGCTTGCAAGCCCCGCTTGCACGAGGTGTGAAACTCCACGCTTTTGGCGCTGAAGCCCGACCCAGTGAAGGTCCGGTGAAAGCCAGTTACGGCCGCCCGGCTGCGGATACGCGGTTTGGGCCAATCCCCTGAAAGGAGATCGACACAACGCATGACCTCTTTAATGGTAGGTGCCCACCCGAAGTGAAATTCGAGGAAAGCACCACCGCTCTTGTTAGCCGACGTACGCCACTCCGGTGGAGTAACGACGCGACCCTTCGAGCGGTTGAAGCCAACCAGCTTGGCTGCTTCATCCCATTCAAAGTGGCGTAAGGCTCTCACGAGCTTACGAGTTTGAATCAAGCGTTTCGCCATCATATCGAGGGTCTTCTGACGCTCGAGCCATGAAACGGCGAGTTGCGCTTGTTCCCCATGCACCTGTTCAGTGAACTTCGCGTAGGCCCTGTTATAGGCCTCCTCCCCTAAGGGAGTCAAGTCAAAGTCAGCAGAGATCCCCGTAGAGATCTCCTTGACCGTGACCGGATCGTTCGATTCATAGTTCCAGATGCGTGAGATCCCCATATCGTACGGCAGAGGAAGGTTGTAAGGCTTCTTCTGGCGGTACCACTGTCGATAAATCGTCAGATGGTCCGGCTTAGCTCCGAACGAATTGGGCGGTCCCTTCAGCGTCATGGTTCGCGTGAAAGGTCCGGTGATTGGTGTTGTCACTGCTCGAGTACTCCATACGGGTTAATGCCTCACGGCAGATACCCCCAGGAGGAGAACAGCGGGACGCACTTTGAACGCCCTTCTACAACACTGCATCCCTTATCCAGGGGAATGCTCATGGCAATCACTGCCATGATGCCCGTGTGTCTTGGATCCCGCCACCCGTGGCGCGGAGACGCACGGAACGACGTTAGTCGTGCTCTTCAGGGAGTCACGTTAACGCTACTTCCTTAACTCGACCGGGAACACGCCAGGACAGGTCGTCCTGTTGCGCCGGAGGAGTTAAGCACTTCCGGGCTTCGTCTTCTCACATTCATCGATGCAAGCACCGATGATAGAGGAGACGTTACCCAAGGAATCCTTCAGACTTTGTGAGTCCGTCGGATCAAGGTTACGTTGCAGTCTCGTGATGAGGCCCAAGATCTCAAACAAAGCTTCAATGAAGAAGCGGATCTTGACCTCATTAGACGGGAACCACATCGTAACTCCTTATGGAAGTGGCGTACGAAGAATGACGTACGCAGAGGAGCCCCG